CATCCGCCGCTTTTTGAAAGCATATCGTTTGTCGTAGGCAACGCCGTTTTTAAGGGATTCCAGCCCACTATAAAACTCCCCTAGCTTGTCCTTCTTCATTCCACGAGGCATATCGACCAGATATGCCTTTTTCGCCTTGATGCACATCACGCATTGCATGATGTCCTCCATTGACCTCATCGCAGGAATTTCCCAGGCTTTGCCGTGATATTCCAAATATTCGCAGAAGAGTGATTTACAGGAGTTTCCCTCTTCATCGAGGATTAATTTAATCGTCCGTTCGTCGTAAGACTCGGCCATGGCCAGGACTTGTTTATGCCATTCAAATACCAGACCTCGCTCTTGGAAATTTCTCAATTGCCTGGTTAAGACCGGAGGTTCCTCATAATCCAGGTTACTCCATGGGCCTTCAATCCGCGTCATTGCTTTCATTACGTAGTTAAAATTTTGTCCCTCGTGGACTCCCTTTGTTGTCGGAGACCATTTTACGGCACATTTGAAGGCATCTTTTGCCTGTGCGCCTAGTTCCCTCGTGCGCAGTGCTGTTATTAAGGAGCCGCGTCCCTGCCAGTGGATATATCCACTTTCCCCTTGTTCCTTTTGGAATACCCATTTTTTAAACCATTCGTTTAATGTTTTCATTAATTCGTTTAAGTCGGGGAATTTTTCCACCGATATCGTAAAGTCATAACCGACAATTGCTGACGTCATGGCTCTTTTGGGAGCAGGATATTTTTTAAGTTTCGGTATTTTCCGTCAACTTTCCACAAAAAACGCCTCTAAACCATTTTTATTTTTTAAGATCAAAACTACGGTTGTCGAGTATTTATATAGCTGGCACCCCCTATTTTTATAAATGAAAAAAGATGGCTTTTCGCAAACGGACCCGCACCCAGTCCGGACGGTTCACCAAACGCCGGAAGTGGACCCCCCCTCGCCGCAAGGTTCAACGTCGTCGCCGCGCCTACGGGCGTTACGCGACAAAACCGTCTCGATTTCGTGTTCGCTCAAAGTCCTCGTATGCCAAAACAAAGCGCGCTGCGTCGCTTATTTCGCTGGTTGGAGAAAATAAGTTCCAAGGATATAATTCGTCTTCGATCGTTCCTCCCCTCGGTCGTGAGTCAGCATCCGCCATTCCGAAACCCGCTGGATCTCAGCCCCTAAGTTACGTCTTTTTCAATACCGGAGGCCCTATGGCAACACCGCAAACCTCCGGACAATGGAATAACATGGACCTCTTCAAGTTCCGACAAGGGGATTCCAAACGCGACCGCGATGGAGACTTTTTATATATTAAACATGCCACCGTCAAACTCAACGTTACCGCACTCGGCGTCCCCAATTCCGGCACTGCCGGAGCCGGCGTCAACCAAGGATTAAACACCCCTATACTATACCGTCTTATGGTCGTCAAAGCCAATCGGAAGAACATGTCGCTCGGAATTTCCTCGATTTTAAACGACTCCCTATTTCTCGACACTACGAATTCCGAATTTGGGCCCGCGTCAGCAACGGCGTACTCCCCCTACCTCTACATGAATGCCCCTATCAACACACGGAAGTGGTTAACATACATGGATCGCAAGTTCGTCCTCAGCCCGTCCGCCGTCGATTTCAACGACCAGTCTAACGCATCCTCTCTCAATACGGGCGTTGGCCGCTACCCCGCCTACAAGAATATCCACTTTAAGTGCCCTATCAATAAGAAGGTTCATTTCGGACCGGATGACCGTCCCGATTCCGTCGATTCCCAATGGATGGTAGTATTACAGGCCGTTAACACCGGATACCTACTGGCAAACTCTTCTGACTGGACTCAGATCGCACGCCCTCAGAACTTCAAAGTACAAGCCCTGGCTACTACGTCCGCCCTTGACGTCTGATAACGAGCGAAACGATTACTTGATATATCCAAACCATTACGTTAGGCAAAACCATCTCACTAGTATGTGAAAGCCGCCGGCAGGGCAGTCTCGTGTGCGTAAGCACGAGACACCGAGCGAAAGCGAGGATTACGATAGTTAGAAATAATTTACTTATTTTATTTTCTTATATTCTTTGTTAAAAATTTAAATGTCGTGGTTGTCGTGATGTCTCTTATAAAAAAAAAGGCGGGTTTGAGTTAATGTTACAGCGCAGCGCCTCAAACCCGGGAGATCCCCATAGGAGATCCCCCTATGAAGGACCCCCCTTCGTGAAGATCTCGTAGGGGCGCCTTGCTAGGGATTTGTCCTTTTGCATGATCCAGATGTCCCATCGGTCCTTGCTTAAGAGGTCGAGAACCGGCATCGTGTTCGTGAATACAAATATTTGGGGGCGGTCCATCCGCCGCTTTTTGAAAGCATATCGTTTGTCGTAGGCAACGCCGTTTTTAAGGGATTCCAGCCCACTATAAAACTCCCCTAGCTTGTCCTTCTTCATTCCACGAGGCATATCGACCAGA